GCTGAACATGAGCACCGTGGACGACGACGGCGAAACCGAGCCCCTGCCCAACGGGGCGGGCGGCAACGCTTCCACCGACGATTCCGTGGCCCCGGCGCCGCAGGACGGGCCCGGCGCTCGCGCTGGCCGCATGCGCGTGGTGCTGCAGGGCAACGCCAACCGCATGGCCCGCCGCATCGCTGCCGGCAACCCGCCGGCGCCAGAGGTGCTGGCCGAAGCCATGGCACTGGACGACAACGTGGCCGCCGCTTGGCTGGCTCAGGTCGACGCCGGCGCTGAAGAAGACGACATCGCAGCCGAGCTGATGGCCCTGGCCGAACTGGAGTGAACCCATGACCCCTTACCTGCTGGCCTACGCGCTTTCCACCCCCTGGGCCATGTCGCCCGATCGCATGTCGGCTTTCGCATCCGTGCTGGCCGCCCACTACGCTGGCCATCTGCGCGCTGCAGGCCCGAGCGAACCGCAGGCCCGCGCGCAGACGTCGCAGACCGTGGCGCAGCCCGGCATCGCGGTGGTGCCGGTCATGGGCGCGATGGTCGAATGGGACAGCCAGATTGATATGTGCGAGGGCGGCACGAGCGCCCGGACCATCATCAAGCAGTTGAACACGGCGGCCAGCGACGACGCCGTGGGCCAAATCCTCATGCCCTTCAACACGCCGGGCGGGTCGGTCTTCGGCATCCCCGAGTTGGGCGGCGCAATCCAAGCGGCCAAGGCCAAGAAGCCGGTCATCGGCGTGGCCACCAGCCTGGCCGCATCGGCTGGCTACTGGGCCCTGTCGCAGTGCACCGAGGCCTACTGCGTGCCCGGCGGCCAGGTGGGCAGCATCGGCGTCTATTCAGCGCACGAGAACGTGAGCGAGGCCCTGAAGATGGCTGGCGTGAGCATCGAGCTGTTCAGCGCCGGCAAGTTCAAGACCGAGGGCCACCCGTTCGGGCCCCTGGACGAAGACGCCCGCGCGCAGTTCAGCCAGGTGGTGCAGGGCTACTACACCATGTTCACCAAGGCCGTGGCCAAGGGCCGCAACGTGTCGGTCGACACCGTGCGCAACGGCATGGGCCAGGGCCGCACCCTGATCGCCGAGGACGCCCTGGCCGAAGGAATGATCGACGGCGTGATGACGCTGGATGAGGTGGTGGCCAAGATGCAGCGCGACGCGCGACGCGGCCGAACCGAGCGCGCAGCCCGCGCATCCCAGCTGGCCATCACGTCGGCCGAGGCTTGACCCCGCCGGCATCGCGCCGGCATCCCGAACCTGGGCCGAGCACGGCCCACCCGCAGCAGTAGCCCTTCGGCGAAAGCAGCGCGGCCCCTACGGGTCGCAAGTGCAAACCAGTAGCCCGCCACGTGCGGGCGTTTTCGTTTCTGGCCACCTACGGGCGGCTTCTGCATTTCTGGAGCCCAACATGCGCAAGCACTCTCTCCTGGCCGCCGTGGCGATGTTCGCCCTGGCCTTCACCGGCGCGGCTGTGGCCGCCCCTGACGCCGCAGCGTTCCTGTGGCACAACCTGACGGCACACGCCGACATCGGCGGCGCCCTGGCGCTGGCCTGGGGCCCCGTGGTCCGCGACCTGCAGGCCAAGCAAGCCGCAGCCGTCGACCAGATGAAAGCCCTGAACGCCAAGGCCGAGGCCGAGGATCGTGACTTCACGCCCGAAGAGCAGGCATCGTTCAACGAGCTGAAGGCCAAGGCCGACTCGCTGAAGGCCCGCGCTGCCCGCGCTCAAGAGCAGGAGCTGCTGGAAGCCGGCCTGTCGCGTGAGCCTGCCCCTGCTGCCGCTGGCGCGCAGCCTGCCGACGGTGGCCGCAGTGTCGTGATTCCTGGCGCCCGCATCCTGGGCACTGAGAACAACGCCGACCGCGACGAGCAGCGCGGCTTCGCCACCATCGGCGAGTTCGCCCGTTCGGTCTTCGGTGCGGCCAACGCCCAGCGCACCGGTCAGCCCGGCACGATGGACAACCGCCTGGCTCCCCTGGCCGCCGCCCCCGGCACCTACGGCAGCGAGGGCAGTGGTTCGGACGGCGGCTTCGTGGTCCCCCCAGGCTTCAGCCGCACGCTGATGACTCTGGCCCTGGAAGAGCAGTCCCTGCTGAGCCTGTGCGACGACATGCCCGTCGAGGGCAACAGCATGGCGCTGCCGAAGGACGAAACCACGCCCTGGGGCACCAACGGCGTGCGCGCCTACTGGCAGGGTGAGGCGCAGGCCGCCACCGCCACCAAGCCGGTGTTTGGCCGCGCCGAGCTGCGCCTGAAGAAGCTGCTGGCCCTGGTGCCGATGAGCGATGAGCTGATGGCCGACGCCACCGCGCTGAACGCCTACCTTCCCACGAACATGGCCCGGTCGATCCGCTGGAAGTCGGACGAGGCCATCCTGTTCGGTACCGGCGCCGGCCAGCCGCTGGGCGCCTACTCCAGCGCCGCGCGCATCGTGGTCCCCGAGGACAGCGGCCAAGCCGTCAACACCCTGTCGGCTCTGAACCTGGCCAACATGGTCGCGCGCCTGACCCCGGGCAGCTACGGCCGTTCGGTCTGGTTGCTGAACAACGACGTTCTTCCGGCGCTGTTCACGCTGACCCTGGGCGGCTACCCGATCTACCTGCCGGCCGGTGCNCCGGTGGGCGGCATCACCGGGTCGCCCTACGGTTCGCTGATGGGCCGGCCGATCATCGTCACGCAGCACGCCAAGTCCTTCTCCAGCGAAGGCGACGTGATGCTGGCCGACTTCAGCCACTACCAGGCCATCACCAAGGCCGGCGGCATCCAGACCGCCACGTCCATGCACCTGTACTTCGACGCTGACGCCGTGGCGTTCCGCGCGACGTTCCGCATGGACGGTCAGCCGAAGCTGGNGGCCCCGGTGAACCCGCAGAACGGCGCGAACACCCTGTCGCCTTTCGTGGCGCTGGGTGCCCGTACCTGATCGACCTGAGAGCAACGGCGGCCAGGCGGTCGCCGCGCCCCACACCTGAACCGGAGAACTTTTCATGAGCGCGAACATCAAGGCGGCCGAACAGGTCGCAGTCATCGGGACCATCGACCCCGCCACCGTGGCCAACACCGAAGTCTTCACCGACGTGGTGGACGCTGGCCGCTGGCACCAGGTCCTGGGCCTGGCCCTGATCGGCAACCTGCCGGCCGAAACCATCAGCTTCAAGGCCTACCGCTGCGACAGCGCCGGCAACAACAAGGTGCAGTTGAAGGCGGCAGCCACCCTGGCGGCCCACGCCACCAACAACGACAACACGCAGATCGTCATCAACGTGCGCAACGACGAAGTGGGCGCGGCGGCCGATGGCGCGCGCTACGTGTGCTTCGGTCTGGTGACTGGCGGCGCCACCGGCGGCCCTTGCGCTGCGGTTGCGCTGGGCGTGAACGCCCGCTACCAGCCGGGTTCGGACTCCGACCTGGCATCCGTGGTCGAAATCGTCGGCTGATCTTCTCAGTCGCAACCCTGACGGGCCGCCGCGCGCAAGCCGGCGGCCCGCTTCACTTCTGGAGGAATGAACCATGGCCATCAAGGTGCGCATGCTGTGCAACTGGTTCGACGGCGGCGAGCTGCTGTTCAAGGCCGGCGAGCTGTACGAAGAGAGCCCGGCCACGCTGGCGCAGGTGAAGCGCGGCAACGCCCAGCGCGTGGACGCCCCGGCCGAGCCGGCTGCGCCGGAAGCCGAAGCCGATGCTGATGGTGTCGAGCCCGAGCTCGAGCCTGACGCCCCGGCCGAGCCGGCTGCGTCGGTGCGCCCTGGCCGCAAGGCGAAGGCCTGAGCCCAGCCATGCGCGAAACCCTGGTCACTGCCCCCGAGGTGGAGCCCGTGACCCTGGACACACTGAAGACCCACCTGCGCATCGGCAGCGACGACACCGAGCATGCGCTGATCGCCCTGATGGGCCGCGCCGCGCGTCAGCATGCCGAGAGCTACTGCCATAGCGCCTTCATCACACAGCGCTGGGCCCTGGTGTTGGACCGCTTCCCTGGCCACGTGGTGCACTTGCCCCGCGGCCCGGTGCAGTCCATCGACTCCATCGTCTACCTGGACATGGGCGGCAACGAGCAGACCATCACGGCCCCGGCCCGGCCCGACTTCGCCATTGACCTGAGCGACGGCTGCGCGCGCATCGCCCCCGGCTTCGGCCGCACCTGGCCCGAGACGCTGCCCGAGCTGGGCGCCGTGCGCATCAACTTCACGGCCGGCTACGGCGATGACGCCGATGACGTGCCCGAGGGCATCCGGCACTGGATCATGCTGCGCGTCAACACCGTGTTCGAGAACCGCGAAGAGGCGGCGGTGATGCAGCGCGGCAGCGTCAGCGCCCTGCCGCACGTCGACCGCCTGCTGGACCCGTACCGCTTCATTGCGGTCTGAGCCTGATGACCGCCCCGGGCCGCCTGCGCCATCGTCTGACGCTGCAGTCGCCGCCGGCCACGCAGGACGCGCTGGGCCAGCCCACCAACGTCTTTGTCACGGTCGACACCGTGTGGGGCGACGCTGAGCCCCTGCGTGGCATGCAGTGGCTGGCG